ATTGTATTCAACCAGATAATTGGCAATACTGTTATCGTATTGATGAATGGTTGTTACCAGACCTTTATCAGGGTGCTCAAATATACCTTGACAAAAGAATGGATTTCTTGTATAAATCAGAGAGGGAGTATCTCAAAAATAAATGAAAATTTTCCTAGACACAGCAGACACTGAAGTCATCAGTAAGTATTTTGAAACTGGATTGATTGATGGTGTTACAACCAATCCATCATTGATTATGAAAGCAGGAAGAGATCCTGAAGTCGTGTATCAAGAGATTAAGGATATTGGTGTTCAAGATATCAGCATGGAAGTTATGGGTGATGCTCAAACTATGCTGAACGAAGCACTCCGATTAGTTGATAAGTTTGGCAGTGTTACCACAGTTAAACTTCCTTGCACAAGAGAAGGTCTATTAGTTTGTAAAGAACTCTCTAAGGAGAAGGTCCGTACCAACGTCACATTGATTTTCTGTGCTGCTCAGGCAGTCCTAGCAGCAAAGGCTGGTGCAACTTATGTCTCACCCTTTGTAGGACGGTTAGACGACCAGTCAGTGGCAGGTCTGGAGGTTGTACGATCCATCTCCGAACTCTATCGGATTCATGGTTCTCAAACTAAAGTTCTTGCAGCATCAATTCGTAGTGTTCAACGTGCTATTCGTTCTTGGTATAATGGTGCAGAGATTTGTACGATGCCACCAAGTGTGTTTGATGCAATGTATGATCATATTTTGACCGATAAAGGTCTTGAGATCTTTGATCGTGATGCAGCTAAGATTGTAAAAGAATGAATAACGTTTGGAAGAACTATAAGAAAGTTCTGTGGGAAATGTTTCCTGACATGGAAAACATTTGTGACTGGGCAGATTGGGAAGGTAAGAACCTAAACCTTTCTGCTAAGTTATACAGTAACGATTATATTCTCAAGTCCAGAGAAGTTGAGATCTGGAATGAGAAGACCTGTATCTACAACACGATCATCTATCCAAGGACGGGAGCAAATCTTCCTTGCTTTGGTATGGACTTGATGATGTTCTTTCCTAAGAAGGTAGTAATTACTTTTGACTTTCAACATCCAGTAGAGAATTATCGTTTCTCTGTGGATGGTCTTCCTAAGTGTGAGGGTGGTATTCGGTTCTTTGAACCAGGAAATCACTTCTCAGACAATCTATATGTTGCGAAGTGTGTGCAAGAGGAAGTTGATGATCACCTTCCAATGTTTAAGAAGTATCTAGAAACTTATAGAACTATGTTACTAGATGACAAACCAACTGGTAAGGATGTTTCTGAGTATAAAGATTTTGATACTTACATGACAAAACTAGATCCTGTTGCAGGATATCTTAAGAGTAATTTTGGTGCAGAAAAATCCGAACAATTTGTATCTGATTTCCTATTTTCATATGCATAAATAAAAACATGAGAGTTGAAATACTCTATATGCAAATTCAAATTCACATTCAATAACTCTCTGGGCAGTACCCTCTATGGGTCTGCCCTTTTTTTGTCCTTTATTTGTATTGTATGGAACTTTACGAAACTCCTCAAGGATATCTCTATAACTTGCACACCGTAAACCGAAAGGAAGCTAGGAAAATGTGGAGAAGAAGAATCAAAGAGCAATGGGACAATCAATGTGCCTATTGCGGTTCAACTGAAAACCTAACTATCGATCATGTAGTTCCAAAGTCAAAAGGAGGAACTAACTATACAACAAATGTTGTTTGTTCTTGTTTATCCTGTAACGGATCAAAAGCAAATACCGAATGGCAAGAATGGTATTTAAATCAAGATTTCTTTAAAGAAGCAAACAAACGTAAGATTCAAGATTGGATTGGGCATGAAGAGGATGGTAAAGTCAAGTTGTATCGGTATAAACCTAGGAGAAATTTCGTTCCAGGAGTTGCATAATACTATATAAATGTAATATAATAAAGAGTCTATTCGTAGGCTCTTTTTTATTGCACAATTAAAATTAACATGGTATACTTTTAAGGTTGGAGAGAAAACACATGTATACAGTCTATTCAAAATTTGGATGCCCTTTTTGCGAAAAAATAAAAAACATTCTAAACCTTGCATATCAATCTGAAAGAGGTAATTCTACATATGCATATGTAGATAATCTTACTATTCTTCAGTTGGGTGTTGATTTTACCAAAGAAGAATTTTATAAAAAGTTTGGAAATGGTTCTACTTTCCCTCAAGTAATTCTTAATGAAGATTCTGCTGAGTCAATTAAACTTGGTGGATGTATGGATACCGTTAAATACCTAAAAGAAAATAATATCATATGATAAATCAAAAACTAGTAGATATTTACGATATCATTGAAGGTGCAGTTGACGAAGCTATAGTTCGTCAAAAGTTTAATTTGAATCTTTATGATTATTTAAAACAAAATAAGTTTACTAAAGATGAATTAGATGAAATTTTAAATAGCTCTTCAGTAAATACAATTAAAGATACTAGTGTTGATTTAGCAGAATATATTGAAGGTGGTTCTGATGATATCCATAAGCAACTTCGTGAAGCATATGGATATTTGTCAAAACCACTTGCTAGAAAAGTAAAAATTTATATTGATGGTATCATAGAAGATGTCATAAAATATAAGAACACAAAGGGCAAAAGAAAAACTAGAAAATTAAATGAATGATCAAGAAATAAATAATACAGATCTTAATGTTGATCGTGGATTAGAACTATTATTGTCGCACGGGAGGAAACCTCAAAAAATAGATAATAGATTACTATTTTTTAATATAAGACTTTTTAGTTTTGATGTATCTTTCAGCATTAAAAAAAGTTCTCGGGAGGACGAACCATGCAAGAAGCACTCATCGCAGTAAGCATATTGCTCTTGATTTCTTATTTGTTTATTGGTATAATCATTGGATGGTTAGTGAAAGAGAACCTTTATTCTTACAAAGGATATACCCATCCAGAAATGTTTGATGAAAATGGTAACATCCTGCCAGATCAAATTTTAGCAGTACGATTTGAAAACAGTTATGACGACTACTACGAAACGGAAGAAGACAACGACGACCAAAGCTCTTCCTGAACTACCAACCAATGCCTTTATGCATGAGATTCTTGAGGTAGTTTCAAAACAACGCAGTAATGCAAAAAAAGTGGAGGCACTTCAAAAGTATGATTGTCTCCCACTCAAGAGTATTCTGATTTGGAACTTTGACGAATCTGTAATCTCACTTCTTCCTCCTGGAGAAGTTCCCTATGGCAATCTTAAGGAAGACGTAACAGCATCTGGCAGTCTTTCTGATAAAATTAAGGCATCTTCACAGTCACAAAATTCTATTGCTGAAGAATCTCAACGGGCAAAGAAAACTTCTATCCGAAAGGAGTCTACTAAACTTTATAATTTTGTGAAGGGTGGTAATGACTCTCTTTCTTCTATCCGAAGAGAAGTAATGTTCATCAACATTCTTGAAGGTCTACATCCTGAAGAAGCAGAAATTCTTGTTCTTGTAAAAGATAAAAATTTATCTACCAAGTATAAGATTTCTTTTGACAATGTGAAGGAAGCATATCCTGATATTACCTGGGGAGGTCGTTCTTGAAATTTATCCATGAAGATTGTGATCCGAATTTGGCAAATGACAAATCTTTGCCAACTTCAAGTTTCCTTGTCGAATATGTCATTGGCAAGGAAATACATTATGACATTGTGATGGCAGCAAAACAAGTAGAAATTTTCGATTATTACTGGGACAAGTATAGGGAAGATCTACTTGGTTTTAATCAGACACAAGGGAGAATTAATCCCAAATTATGGGGATATAAAGCACCAGAAGGAAAAAAGAAAAAGAAAGATGACTAAAGGATTTGGTGGATTCACTAACAATAATATAGATGACTCCAAAGATGGTAAGGCAAAGGTCACGATTGATCAACGTGAAGTTGATAATCTCTTGAAAGAATATAAAAAGATTAAAAAGTATATGAGATCACCTATCTTTCAGGTAAAGACTATGGATGGCACTGAAAATTATGTCAGTAAATTGGTTGAAGAAGCCAAGGATATTGATCTCTAAATAAAATGTACCTTGACAAATTAACAAGGTACATTTATAATCCAAATATATGAGATCATTATTATGGACTATAAACCTTATTCACCTGAATGGCATAGAAAAAGATACTTGAAGGAAGCCCTAGACAAGTATCTTGACGATTACGTTGATAATGATATCATTATGGATGATATTCTTAGTATTATATGTGATCGTCAAGAACGAGCACATGCAGAATATCATAAACTAGAGGATCTAGAACTAAAACTGCGGGACTGACATGCTATCAACACAATACAGACTTAGACTAGAGTTTATCTGTAAGAAGATTGCAAACAAAGAAGAAGTACACCTTGAAGATATGATCTGGGCAGAGAAAATTGCCAAGAGATATACAACTGCTAGAGATTGGTTGAACAAAGCACGTCGTCAATCTTCACAGGAAATTGAAGAAGGTAGTATGGATGATTTTATGAATAGGATGGGACTAGGAGACCCCGACCCATCCAATTATAAAACGGGGTTCGACAGTGCGGATGAAATTCGTGACTGGTTCAAACGTGATAAACCTGATGATTGGAGACAACGTGACTAAAGAAAGGTGGAGAAAAGAGACCAATAAAGTTATTGCAGATAACTTAGTACAAAGTATTTCTTCTCTGTTAGATGCTAAAGTTATCCGACAGACAACACTTAATAGTAGAGGAGAAAGCACTCGCAGAATTATCTTTGAATATGACTATGAAGGTTCCAACTAAAGAAGAATTGATTCATCTAAAAATTCAAGCAGCAATGCGAGAGAATGAATTTATTGATTCTGAACTAAAATATCTGGGTGAAAAAGCAGGACACTATTGGTATCTTATAGCAGGTGAACACGAAGTATCAGCAGATCAGATTGAAGAGTTTGAGGTTGAAGATGAGTGAAAAACTAACAGCAGTAATTTATTCTAACGGTAGTCAAGAATGCCAACGTATGACTTATCTTTTAAAAAGTCTTGGTGGTGAGTTTCATGAATACATTCTTGATGCAGACTTTAGTGATAGGCAATTCCGAATGGAGTTTGGATCAGAAGCTACTTATCCTCAATGTTCTATCGGTAATAAGCATATTGGTAATATGAATGAAACTTTAAAGTTTATGAATGCCAGTGGGATGTTTGATTAAAGTCTCATATTGTTAAAAGTCCAGACAGCATAATCATTTAATGTAAACTCTCCTACCAGATCTTCTGGAAACTCTGCTTGATATAAATGTGTATCGTGGGTTAGAGTTTTGATGATATATTTAATTCTTGCTTTAAATACTGAAGAATAATTAAATGATCTAGACATGTCTTTAGCATATCTCCAAAATTTTGTATCGTAATCTGAACCATAAAAGTAGTGCCACATAATCCATTCATGCACCTCTTCGATGCGCCTCATTAAAATATCTTCTATTATATGTCCTATTTTTTCTAAACAAGCATCTTCTATTCCATACTCAATTCCTTCTAAACAATATCCTACAACAGTTTTTGTAACTAGTCCATACATTGGAGTTGCAGTTGATTCAAGAGGTTCTAAAAAGAAAAGTCTATTGCCATTTAGAATAGTCTTTTTTGTATCACCAAAAAGTGACTTGGACAAATAGTTTTTAAATGATACCTTGTGGATAACGTCAACACCAAACATTTCTTTGAAGTTTTTTTCTGCTTCTTCTGGTGATGTAATCTCATCATTAAAAACATAACCAAAAGAGTGACCATCACTGAGTGGTATTTTAAAGCACCACCCATCAGGGGTTGCTATATTTTCAGTCCAAACTTCATGTGCTCTAGATCCAGTGGACCTGCCAAGTAAGCAGCAGTTCACTGGATTTTCTAATGTCCTATAATCATCCCAATTATTACAACTCTTTCCTCTACAGTCAAAGATAATGTCATAATCATCAGAAATATCTTTAGGAGTAAAGTGTCCTTCAACGAACTCAAATAGATTTGATTTTAAGAAATGATTTCTTAGTAGTTTTGGGTCAAAATGATATGATACATTTTGACCTAATTTATAGAGCAATTCTTTATTACCTCTAGCCCAATTTTTATAAAAGAAACCAACTTTCGGTGTTATGCCTACAGGATTATCAAATCTTTCATCAACCTTTAAGATCGTATGAATGGCATATGATACATCCAATGTGGTTCCTTGACCAACTATTTCTGTAGATATTTTTGGATCATGGAATACTGTAATCTTTGGATCTGCTTGTTTGTATTCTCTATTAGTATACATTGACATAATTGAGGAAATCACACCAGCATTTCCACTACCAATAACTGCTATTTTCATTTTATATCTTTATACCTGTTATATTTAACCGTTATAAATTGCAACGTTGTTACAAAATTGTATCACATTATACAAAACTACTTGACTATATACTAGAGAAGGTCTATAATAGACCTACGTTCATCCAAGAGGACTACACATCCTCAAAGGACGCAAGTAAGTCGCGGAACGGAGCGTTCATCCTATGTTATCATTACTAACTATCTTTGCGATGCATGTCCCACCTGAAAATTATCTTCGGTGTGAGGACTACCATTGGTTGAAGAATGGGATTCAAGAGACTGATCTCTTTACTCCTATGGAAAAGTTTGACATCATTCTTAACTGGATGGAGCATACTGATCCTCATTGTTTTGATAACAAGGACGCACACGACTGAAGGAACGGGAAACACGGATCCTCGGAAACGAGAGAAGGTTAATTTCACCCATTCTTTTAGGAGTATACCAATGAATACACTCAACATCATCAAGAAGCAGATTGAAAAAGCATCTGCAATTCACGATGCACAAATCATGCACACCTCTTATCGTGGTGTCAAGTATGAGTGCAAGCAGACTGGTGAGGAAACTCACGGAGAGTTCTGCTATCGTGGTCGCACTTACGTTAAGTGATTATAACTTTATAATCCATCCAGGACCTGCTTGACAGGTCCTTTTTTTATGAGTATAATTAGGTGAGTAGATCCTGTATTATGGACAGAGAAAAACTAAAATTGATCATCAGAAATATGGATCTTCTTCTTGATGCACTGAAGTCTGAGGTCTATTCAGAGCCTGAAGCATATACAAGAGACTATCCACAAATTACAGACTATGATGAAGTTTTTGATGATGATGACGGATACCCAGACTGAAGACCAATGCTAAGGAGAACTATGTATGAAGAACTGAATTGTTTTGAGGAAGCACTCAAACACTTTGGAACTAGAGTTGAGATTATCACTGCCATGGAGATGGCAAAGAAACTGACTGCTGAAGAAGCATATCAGATGATTAAGGATGAACTCCGAGATGTCAAGAAATGTCGTAAGCAATTTAAAAAAAATGAATGT